GCAAAACGTTTGCGTTCTTCTTGATCAAGATAAATATAATCAACCCAAAGTGAAGCATATGCTACAGATGGTGTTGTTAACCATGAAGGTTCAGTAATACTACCATTACCGTAATTAGTAATAATTAATTGATTAAGAGGTGCAATATCAAATGTAATACGCACATCATGATATTGAAGAGCAATTAATGGTATACCTAAACCATCATGTCTGCAATGAAAAAATTGGAGAGGTACATTTAATGTAAATTGTTGATTTTGATTGGGAGCATTATAGCCATATTGGTCGCTAAGTGATGTCATAGCAGGTACATTACCAATCATTCTATTATAACCACGAACTTGTCCAACAAGTTGTGTAAGTTCAAACCAAATATTAAGCCAATCACCATATTGTTTATCAATTTGGGTACCACCAATTTCAAGAAAATAATCTTGAATTAATGCATGACCTAAACGTGGAGTCCATGCCCATTGAGGTGTGAATGTTTGACCACTAGGTGAAAGAGTCACTGTATTAAGGATACCTTGATTAAGGATAACACGAAGATACATTTTAGTTACAACGTCTGCGTTGCGTGTTAATTGAACGGTAACACGAGTATTAAAATCAAATGTGCCTGCAAATGTTTGTTCAATTGCTTCAGAGGCAAAATTAGTGTATCTACGATAAACTACTTTAAAGAATGTAATTTGTGGGTTACCAGTTAAATAAATATCCTGTGCACCATATGCAACAAGTTGAACTAAACCTCCACCTGCCATTTTTAATCTATATATATATATCATATATTTTTTTTAAGTTGATATTTTGAAAGATTATTTTATAATATAACATATAAAATAATAATAAATAATGCGTCTAATTGGAGTACGCGAGGCCAGCCATGCCGGACATGACACGGAGTACGTTGTAGTTGAACGCGTAGATGTTGAGGGTCGCAGCGGACGCGAGGTAGACAGATGAGAATGTCGCGGAGGAGCTGATGTTCGCGGTACCGAGCGCACGGCCGAGGGTGATTTGGAGTGTGGCGTTATCGATACGGGAGAAGTTGCATGTGCCGGAAGGTTGGTGTTCTTCGGGTGTGAGCGCGAATGAGTATACGTTAATACCGTCGCTTGGTGTGTTGCTGAAGCATTGGTAAGGTTGGACGTAGTTGAAGTAGTCGCCATCACGGATGTTGAAGCGATCGTGGCCGTTGAGTTGGAGTAAGCCAGTTAAGAAGGGATTTTCGGTTCTGTCGAGTTGGAGACCGTAGTTATCCCATTGGTAGATAACGTAATCCCATACGGCTGAGCCTTGGTTGTTGTAGAGAGCTGTGTTACGTGTAACCGCACCGGCAGCGTTAATTGTGGTTTCGAGTGTCGCGGCATCGAGGGAGCAGACATCGAGGGGGAGTAATGTGCCTGTAATGGTGATGTTGTCAGGGTCGAGGACAAAGGCATCGACGTATACGGCTAACGCGTTATTGTAGTATGTTGACCAAGGAGCGGCTAATGTTTTAGATAAGATGGTGTTTTGTAAAAGAGGATTGAGTTGGAGAGAGCCTGATGAGAGTGAGGCATAGGCGAGGATGAAACGTTTGGTCGCTAAGAGTTGCATATTATCACGGTTGTCCGCATTGTATGCTAAGTAGCGTAAACCAGTTGTCCAGCGGGCTAATTGGAGATTCCATACAATGAATTTGCAAGGGTGGTTAAATGTTAAGCGGGAGCGTGTTGTGGTGGATGTAACTGTTTCGGGGGAAGGGTATTGAACTTGTTCAATGAGGTATTCGTGTGTGGCTTGCGCAAAACGTTTGCGTTCTTCTTGATCGAGGTAGATGTAGTCAACCCAGAGTGACGCATATGAGACGGTGGGTGTTGTTGTCCAGATGGGTTGGCCACCGTTGGCGTAGTTGGTAATTACTAATTGATTGAGTGGCGCAATATCAAATGTTACACGTACTTCGTGGTATTGGAGGGCAATTAAGGGTAAGCCTAAGCCGTCGTGTCTGCAGTGGAAGAATTGGAGAGGTACGTTGAGTGTGTATTGTTGGCCTTGATTGGGTTGGAGACCAGTGCTGTTGTAGCTGAGTTGATCTCTTAATGATGTCATTTGGGGTACGTTACCGACCATTTTGGCGTAGCCACGGATTTGGCCTACTGGGTTAGTGAGTTCGTACCAGATGTTGAGCCAGTCACCGTATTGTTTATCAATTTGGGTGCCGCCGATTTCGAGGTAGTAGTCGTTGATTAAGGCATGGCCTACGTTGCGGACCCACGCCCATTGGGGTGTGAATGATTGGCCACCAGCTACTGTGACGTTGGCGAGTAAGCCTTGGTTGAGTACTACACGGAGGTACATTTTGGTGACGACGTCGGCATTACGGGTCAATTGGACTGTTACACGGCTACCGAAGGAGAATGTGCCTGTGAATGTTTGTTCGATGGCTTCTGACGCGAAGTTGGTGTGTCTGCGGTAGACAACTTTGAAGAATGTGATTTGGGGGTTACCAGTTCGGTAATTCTCCATACTTTCATATGGAGCCGGACTATATCTTAGGCCTTCATTGAGAACTGCTAATTCTCTCAGACCCACTTACATTTAGTCTCTGGACTGCATCCATAGATCTTGCATAACGATCATTAGGACTTGGCTCAGTGCTCATCAATTTAGGATTTATATTTAAATTATTTTTTTCTAATCCACATTTGCCTGCTTATTACCATACCCTAGGCTGCTATTCTAGGCCATTAGATTGTTTCTAATCTAACTTGGTACAGGATGTAAAGAAATATATAATTCTACTTTAGTATTATGATTATTTATTAATGATTCATCTATCTTATTATTTTTTCTGTAATTTTCTTTTTTTTCACACGGTCTGAGATTTTTCCAATTAAAACATTTTTTAATATCTTCATCTTGTTCTAGATTAAAATTACTACATGGTAATACATGGTCAATATCCCAATATGTTCCTTGATTTGTCCATGACATATTTTCATCAAATTGATATTCAATCCATTTATGAAAATATTCCAAACTTACACCAAGATACATTAAGGAACTTGAATATATTTTTTTACCTGTAACTGTTTTATTAAACCGTGTTCTTAATATTTTTTTCATTCTATATTGTGAATCATTTTTATATTTTTCTCTATCTCGTGTATTTGCATGTTCTTTATTTATATTATCGTATTCTTTTTTCCAATTTTTTCCATTTGTATTATACCATTCTTGTTGTTTAGATTTAAGTATATTTTGATTTTGTTCTCTATATTCTTTTGCATATTCATTTGTACAATCTTTACAACGATGATGATATGAATTTTTTATTTGAGATCTGATAGTAAATTCGGAAATATTTTTATCTTTAAAACATGTATTACACTTTTTTGTTGTCATAATAATATTATAGATATCTCTTTACACTTTTACAACTTTATGATTTCGCCTGAATTTGAAAGTGTTGCCATCAATTAATATATAATTTTCATTTTTTAATTGATGACTAGCGGATGTGTATGCAAATTGAGGTGGCATTCAATTTACAGTATATAACACTAACTGATTTTCCTAAAGAACATATATACGTGTTCTTTAGCAGTCCGCTTTTCTACCCAACTAGTTTAGGTAAACATCTTGCGCACCGTAAGCTACGAGTTGAACTAAACCACCACCTGCCATTTTTTAAGTATATAACTATATATCAGAAATTATTTTTTGAAATATTAACCTCAAAAAGAATTAAAAATAATTAAAAAACTAAATGTTTTTTTCAATATGCCCCTTTTTATTTATTTTTTTTAGTTCAGTAATTATTAGATACCAATTTTATTTAGGTGATTTATGGTATGTTTCCATGAGAAATAATTTATTTTTATATAATTTTCATATGATTTATTAAATAGAACGCAATTCAATTTATTTTTCGACTTAAATATTTTTTCTTTTGTATAACATGTCAACATTTAAAGAAAAAACAACCAAATATTCATCTTTCGTAAATAACAAAAATAGAAAAAAACAAGCTAATATTCAAGATACAGTTGACATTTGTCATCAAAAGAATATGGATGCATTTAATCAAAAACATTCTATGGTAGCAAAATGGA